CCTCGGGGGAAGACGGGGATTTCTTCCCAGTCGAACCGCGTGCCTTCGAGGCCGTAGTTGGCCGCGACCGCGATGTCGTGGCCTTCTTGTTTCGCGCGGGTGACGACTTGCGCGGTTTGCTCGCCGTAGCCGGTGGTGGCCCAGGGCGCATTACTGGCCCAGAGGATGCGTCGTGCACCAGTCCCCGACGCTTGAGTTGTTCTGCTTCCGGGCCCGGCAAGTCCATCGGTGTGCCGAGCGCGTGCCTTGGCCTTGGATCGTCTTGTGGCATTGGAGGCCAACCTCTTGCCTTTCTGTGCGCAGGGTGTGTGTGAGCAGCCCGGCGCCCCCTGCGCAAAGCGCCGGGCTGCTCACGTTTGTGGGGCGCCTAGTGACTAGGCAGTGCCGCCGATGAAGTGCTTCACATGCGACGCCTGCGGCAAGTTGCCGTCGACGCGCACCTGGAAGCGCAGCGTGACCTGTCCGGTGTTGAAGGCGTAGTCGTCCGAACGTGCGACGTCGATGCCTCCGACCATGCGGGTGTAGTAGCTCGGGAAGTGACCCGCGAGCACGGACTTGGCGCCCGAGCCCTGCGCCGCGATATGCGGGTTTTCGATCAGCGGGTAACCGAGGATCGAGTCGGGCTGTCCCGGCTGGATCGTCGGCACGAAGACGTAGTCTCCGCTGCTGGTCTTCAACTTGCGCATCGCGCCGATGCTGGCGCCCGAGGCCATCACGCCAAAGCCGGGCAGGCGGCGAGCCGCACCGTCCAGGCTGTAGACGAGGTCAATGAGCTCGTCGGCGTTGAACTCGCCCGTTCCGCGTGTGCCGGACACGGCGGTGCCGCCGGTCTTGCCCAGCGTGGAGGCGGGGACGATGCCCTTCGGCTGTACGGTGCCGGTGCCCAAGGTGAGGGCGTTGTTCACCGCGTAGCCGATGGAGTTGCCGGCCTGCTGGCCGAGGAACCCGGTCACGTCGATGTTGCTGTCGGCCAGGAACTCCTGTGAAACCTGCACCAGGAAGGCGTACTTGAACGCCTTCAGTGTGGTCTTGCCGAAGCTGGGGTCTTCCTCGTCGATCTCAGCAGCCTCAGCCTCAGCGTTAGCCGTCGACCAAGAAGCCAGCGACGGGAGGACGAGGTCTTCGCCCGATCCGGTCGTCAGAACCGTCACGACGCTCGGGTCCATCATCGGACCAACCAGGCGGGCCTGGTCGATGACCACATCGGAGAACGTGGTCGGCACCGGCGCGTTGCTAGTGGACTTCGCCAGGTCGCGGGTCTGGAAGTCGAAGCGGTAGCCACGACGCTCGCCAGCGATGATCTCGCGCAGCACGTCAGCGTCGGTGCTGGCCTCGCGGGCCTCCACCGGGCGGGCAACGTCCTCGCGGCCAGCCATCGAGGCAGCGATCTCGGCCTCGCGGGCCTCAGCGGCCTGCACGTCCTTGATGAGCTGCGCACGCTGATCCAGGTCAGAGTTGATGCGGTCGTACTTCTCGCGCTCCTCAGCGGTGAGGTCGCGGGATTCGGCGGCAGCGATGTCGAGAAGCTCCTTGGCCTCGTTCCATGCACGCTGGCGCGCCTCCATCTGCTTCATGAGGAAGTCAGACAAAGTGAACACCTACTTTCGTGTGAGTGATGTGTGCGCAGGATGGACAGGCCCGCGGGGCTCCCCGGCGGGTTCTTCTCGACGCGGGGCACCCGCGACGTCGAGGAAGTTTCTAGATCGCCTTGTAGGCGAGGTCGAGCTTGGCGCGCAGCAGGTCAAGTGCTGCGACAACATCGCCCTGGTCGTCGACAACGTCGTCATCGACCTCGGTGTCGTCGTCCACAACTGGGGACAACTTGTCAACGACGGTGGACAGCAGGGCGGCCTGGTCGCGGGTCAACTCGTTGCCCGTCTCCAGCGCGGTCAAGGCGCCAGCCAAGTCGTTGGCATCCTCGCCGGTCTTATCGGCCAGGGCATCGACGGCGCGCACCTGGGCGCTGGTTGCCTCATAGGCGGGGAACGTCACAACGGACACCTCGAAAAGGTTGATCTCGCGCAACTCGCGCTTCGCGCCATCGTCGCTCCATGAGTCGCCACCAGCGGGCACGGTAAATCCGAAAGACATCTGGTCAATGTCGCCACGACGAAGGAGGATCGACAGATCGTTGCCGACCGTTGTCGGCGGCAGTGTCGCGTCAGCGCGCAGGCCGTGGCCGTCCTCAGACAGTCGCAGCGTGCCCGAGCGGGTCGAGCCCAGCACCTTCTCAGGGTTGTGGTTCATCAACATGCGCACGTTGTTGCGCGAGCCCAGTGTGCGCGAGAACGCGCCCGGCGCGATGGTCTCAGTGAAGGGCAGCGGCTGGCTGGGCGAGTTGAAGACTGCGGCGTATCCGGCGAAGCTCATACCGTCGCCGGCCTCGCGCATCTCCCACTCGTCGACCGTGACGGTGCGGGTTTCCAGGTTGGTCATCCCATCTCCTAAATCTGGGCGTTCTGCTCTGGCTGGAGCTGGTTGCTCGCAAGCCCTGTGTGAGCGATCGCCGGGAGGTCGAGCGCCTGTAGTACCTCGGCAGGGTCGTAGCCGACCTGAACCAACTTGCTCGCCATTTCGACGCGCTTGTCGGTTTCTACGAGCCCGGCAGCGGTCAAGTCGATGTTCGCCAGCGGGACGCGCACGATGTCGCCGCCCTCCATCGGGGGCAGGTCGAGCAGGCGGCGAATGTCGTTGACCGAGTAGTAACCGGCCTGCAAGCCGGTGGAAAACATTTGGGCCTGAGCGGTGGAGTCGCCGCGCATGAGTCCATCAACGTTGATGCGTAGGAACGACTCACTGGGCAGCAGTCGCCCGTGGGCTTCTTCGATCTTGGACACCAGTGGCAGCAGCGAGTAGCGCACGAATTGGATGGCGTTGTGCTCGACGCTGGCATACGACATGGCGCCGGGAGTGTTGAGCCCGATCATCGACGGTGGGACGCGGAAGATGCGCGCAATCTCCTCAACCGCGAACTGCCGGGACTGGAGCATCTGGGCCTGCTCGGCGTCGCTGCCGACCTTGGTGAACTTCGCGCCACCGGACAGCACGCCGGGCTTGTGTGAGCGGCTGACGCCCTTGTGGGCGGCCTCAAAGGACGAGACGACATCCTTGGCCTGCTCTTGTGTCAGGTTGCCAGGAAACTCGATGATGCCGCCGGCGTTGGCGCCATTGGAGAAGTAGCGCGAGGCGAACTCGTCCAGCGCCTTGGCGAGGCCGAGGGTGTTGCGCACCTCCTCGATGCGGCTGACGCCCTTGAGTTGACCGGGCCGGCGCATCTCGGGGATGTACAGCACTTCCTCAGCAGGCAGCACCGCGCGGCCACCGTCGACGTGGTACTCGGGTCGGCGGGTCTGCGGGTTGCGCTTGACGTCGACGCGGGTCGGGTCCAGCGGCATCAAGGCCGCAACCTCGCCGCGGGAGTCGCGCACCACCTGGACGACAGCACCATGCGACAGCAGCATGGAAACGACGAGCTGCTGGTAGTAGTCGATGCGCGACGAGCCCGGGCCGTCAGGTTCCATCACCCATGCGGGGCGGGGGCGGTAGGGCACGCGGTTGCCGTCGCGTCGAATGAACGTGTCAACCGGCAGTGCGCTGATCGTGTCCGACAGCAGCCGGACGCAGGCGTAGACCGCGCCGATTTGCAGCGAGTTGGCGCTCGACACCGAGGTGCCCGACCACGTCGCCACCGTGGAGACGTCAAGGCCTGAGCCCCAAATCTGCTGATAGGACAGGTCGCGCTCTTCAGATGCGCTCGGGGTGAATAGGCGGTTGAGCATCACTCACCCCTTTCCAAGGCGATACCAGCGAGAACGGCGAGGACGCCGCCGACGATGAGACCCAGCCACGGCGCGACCAGAGCAGTGCCCGCCGTAATAGCGATTAGGCCAAGCAGCTGCACTACCGTTGCGACGCGCATAGGGCTCCTAGAACTGGAAGAACTGCGGGACGAGCGCTTCAGGCTCGGCCTCACGGGCGAAGGTTGCTCGGTCGAAGGCCATGACCGCGCACACCGCGGCGTCAATCTTGCGCGGCGACCCGCGGTGCTCCTTGACGATGCGGGGTCCAAGGCGGTCGATCTTGATGACGGTGTTGTCGAGATGGCGAGTCAGCACCGGCGAATGGTCGTGGGACAGCAGGCCACCGGTGACAGCGTCGTAGAACTTCGAGCACGCCGGCACCATGCGGGCCGGGCTCGATGATGCGTACTCAACGATGGGCACGCCCGCCGCTGCGAGCGCATCCATTGAGCGCTGCCAGCGGTAAGGGTCGAAGGCGACCTCTACGACGTCGTACTTGCCGCACGCGGTCTGCACCGCGGCCTCAACCTCGGAAATGTCGACGCGCCAGTCGTCGCGGTCAGTCGGTTGCTTCTCCCAGATGCCGACCAGCCACACGCGCGGGATGTCCTCGATGGTCACCCCGACAATGGCCGAGGCGTCACCGGAAAACGAGCCGTCAACACCGAGCACACAGCGCACGCCATCCTCAGGCTCGTCACAGGTCGGTAAGTCCTCCCAAGCACCATGCGGCAGCCACGCCTGCTGGGCGTTGACGAACACGTTGGTGCGCTTGGTGCGGAACTCAGCCTCAGGTGTGCGCTTCACCGCTGACTCAAAGTCCTCGGGGTCTTGGATATCGCCGAAACCAGGGTTAGCAATCTTCCAGTTGACCGGGTCGCGGTGATCGCAGTCCGGTGACGCTTGCCACCAGGCGGCAAAGAACGACGGGTCGTCGACCTCGCCGGCGGCCACTTTCTGCGCATACTGATACAGCGAATAGGCGACCGAGTCCTGCCCGGTTGAGTCGGTGCGCACGCCAGCGGTCGTGATCGCCAACGTCAGCGCGTCGTAACGCGCGGCCTGGGCGAGCGTCATCACGTCCCACAGCTCGCGGTTCGGTGCGGCGTGCAATTCGTCGTAGATGACCAGGGTCGGGCTCAGCCCTTCCTTGGTGAACGCTTCAGACGACAGCACGCGATAGACCGAGCCCGTGCCAGGAATCTCGATGGCGTCGCGGTACAACTTGGCGCGCTCGCTCAAGTCTGGTGACTGCTCGACCATTGACCGGGCAGTGCCGAAGACGATGCGGGCCTGGTCGCGGTCAGCCGCACAGCTGTAAACCTCGCCACCGCGCGGGCCCATGAATAGGCCGTGCAGGGCGATGCCTGAGCCCAGCGCAGACTTGCCGTTCTTGCGCGCTAGGCCGACGATGGCGGTCTTGTGCTTGAGTCGCGTATCGGCTCGTCGAGCGAACAGGGCGCCCATGAGTTTGTGCTGCCAGGGGCGCAGCGCCAGGGGCTCGCCAGCGCGACCACCGACCGAGTCCTTGACCTGAACGCAAAACGTTTCGATGAACTCGACGACGTGGTCGCCGTCGCCGCGTTTGATGTCGGCAGGCTTCACCGGCGTCAAGATCGCAGGCGGCCAGCCCTTGACCTTGTTCGCCATCGCAGGGGCTCCAGGGTTAGGCTGTGGGTTCTCT